AACTAAAAAAGATGCAGTGTATAATCAAGTTGATAATGTATTGAAACAAACAGAATTCAAAAATGGTAAATATCAAGGATTGTCTACAGTGGAAGTTTTCAATAGATTTGCAGATATGAAGGAAAACCTTCTCCATATTAAAGATCTTGTTAAACAAGCAATCTCTCATTCAGTGTATAGGGTGAAACCTAACGGAAGAATTTACGAAGGTGAATTTGAAGTGGCTACAGATGAAGATGAATTGGTTAGATATTTGGCAGATGATGACAATCAAGATGCCCTGATTACCCTAGAACAAAGATTAAAAAGTAAAAAACTGGCAGCTGTATGATACCTGTAGATAGTTTATTGTATAAAATAGATCAGAAACTAAATAAACTATCAACAAACGAACATCAGCAAATCCAGTTAGAAGATAAAATACTAGCTTTAAATGAAGCTCAGATAAAGCTGATAAAGCAAAAAGTTGATGGTTTAAGTACAGTTTCTGGAATGGGACTGGATGCCTTTAAGAAAAGGTATGAGGACCTCCAGAGTTTAGTTGAAAGTTATAATCATCAACCGCTAACATTGAGTATTCTTAACCCAGAATTAAATCAATGGAAAGCTAACATACATCTTCTGGAACCTAAATACATGTTCTACATTGATAGTTATGTTATTGCTGACAAGGGTAGATGTAAGAATAGGAAGATTTGGATTAATAGAGATCTTGCTAAACATGGTGATCTTCAGTTTATTCTGAACAACACACATTATAGACCATCCTTTGAATACCAAGAAACATTCAACTTTCTATCATCTGATGAAATATCAATATTCACAGATGGTACGTTTACACCCAAAACTATAAACATAATGTACATGCGTTACCCTCAATATATAAATAAAGAGGGATATATAATGCTAGATGGTGAGCCATCGTATGATCAGAATTGCGAACTTGAATTATATCTAGAGGATGAACTTCTAGACTTGACAGTTCAAAACCTTGCAATGTACACCGAAAACCAGTCTGCTGTCCAAAATAGTATATATAGGATACAGACAAATGAATAAGTTTTTTTATAATTTAAAATAAAACAAAATGGCAGATTTTTCTCTAACTACACTCTTTGTGGTTCCTGTTGGCACAACAATAGCCAGTAGCGGTTCTACACAAGACTTGGTTGCTGGAAAGGTTGGTTTCTTTGATAAAGATTATCAAGCTACCACTACCCCTAGCACCTCTCCTTATTTCTATGTTGCTCAAGGTAGGGTTAACACCTACTTGCAAGGTTCTAAACGTTCTGATAAAATTGCAGGATGTGGTGAAAGTGCAGCATGTAAATCTAATGTAACTGAATGGTATAAAGTACAGGGTTGCCCTACTGCTGCTGTTCAAATTACAGATGTTGATGGATGGAATGTTAAATGTGGTGATGTTGTAACTCTTACACTTCGTGCACATTCTTCTTATCTTGATACATTGTACTTCAATGGTTTCACACGTTCAGTGACTGTACAAGCTCCTTGTTGTGACTGTGGTGGTGATCCTTGTGAAAATGTTGATACCAATGCATTGATTAATCAATTCATTGTTAAATTAAGTCAGCAAGCTCCTGGTAACAACCCAGACAACATCACTTTCTCTGATTTCTACACTTTTCAGAACATAGGTGGTACAATCCTCCGTATTTCTGGTAAGCCTCTTACTAGGTATGGTCAGCCTTGTGACGTTGCTGCATTCCCTTGGGAATATGACAGAATGTACTTCAGAACTTTTGTTTACAGTGGACCTGCAACTACAGCTGACTTCATCGTTGCTGATGCTTGTAACATTGTAGCTGATGCTCAAGTGGTACAGCGTGCTTCTTATCCTTCTGGTACATCTGGTGAAATTCAGCAGTTGGAGAAGAACTTCTACAGCTACCAAGCTGGTTATTTGAAGCATCTTTACAGGATGGCTGGTTATAACGAAAACTTTGAGTCTTGGGTAACAGACGGTACTAACTATGATACCTACTACATCAAGTTTAACGAGTATGACAAATCAGCTTATCAGTGGGGTGACTACATATATGAAGACGCAACAGTGATTATTGCTGTACAACACGGAAGTGCTGCTGCAACATCTGTTGATGCTATTCTTGAAGATGCTCTTGGTGTAATTGAGTTTGATAATGCTTGCATTACTACAACTACTACCACCAGTACATCATCTTCTTCTACGACCTCTAGCACTACAACCCTTATACCATAGTAAGGAAAGGTAGACGAAACAATATCAAATAACCTAAGCCAGAGGGTGAGAGGATCTTCTCAAATCCTCTGGCTTATTTTTTTACAACAACATGGCAACAACATTAGATTTTTTAGTGATTCCTACATACAATGTACAGACATTGGGTATTGCTGATAATTCCACATATGATACTCCTCCCACATCTCCTACAATGCAAATCACTGTTCCTGGTTTTGGGGTTGTTAGCCTTCCTTTTAATATAAACGATTTCAACATATATAATTCTACATCTTTAGGAATAACAAATGTAGGTGCTAGTCTTCTACCTCTTCCTGATGGAATTTACTATTTTACATATTCTATTGCTCCTGCGTATGATAACTATGTAAATAAAACTATAATGCGTATTGATCAAATTCAAGAGAAGTTTGATAGTGCGTTTATGAAACTTGATCTAATGGAATGTGATTGGGCTGTTAAAAAACAACAGAAGGTCACTTTGAACAGCATCTACTATCTTATACAAGGATCATTAGCTGCTGCAAACAATTGTTCTATAGATACAGCAAACAAGCTGTATAATCAAGCAAACAGAATGCTTAATAATTTTATTAGAAATAATTGTAATTGCTACGGAAATAATTATTTAACCAACCCTTATTAATATGGCAAACTGTAGAGAATGCGGAATGAAAGTGGGCTGCGGATGTCAACTTATAAATGGACTCTGTGCAGCTTGCAATGAAAAGCTCAAACAAGTAACAAAACGAATAAAAGATGTTATATCCAAGGCTTACAGATTGTATTGAATGTACAACCATACCAGTTTTGATAGCTGACATTGATTGTAAGCTAACAGAACTAGCTAATAATGAATACAATAATATTGTGTTCTCTTTAAACTTACCTGCTCCTGGACTACTAATTGATGACCTTCTTAATTACAAAAGAATACTTAGGTATAAATATTGTAATATAGATTATGCTTCTTGTAGTGTTACATTGAGCCAAATAGCTAGTAGAGTTAAAGTGTTAATTAATAAATAAATCATAAATATGTCTTGCTCAAATTGTTTTAATGGATGTGCTGAGATTGTCTCAGACAAATGTGTTAGATATACAGGACTCCCTTCAGAAGCTCTAGGAATAGAAACAGGAGATACACTCCTCTCTGTAGAAGAAGCTTTAATAAATAATGTAGTGTCTTTTCTTGATGGAACAGGAATAGACATCACTATTGATCCAGCAGCTTATTGTGCTCTAGTTGTAGACTATCTTCCTACATGTAAACCTATTTGTTCTCCTCCCACAGCTGTAGAGCTATTTGAAGCTCTTGTTAAAGCTGCTTGTGATTTACAAGGACAAGTGGATGCTGTTGTAGCAGACATTGCTGTAATTGAAGCTAATTATACAATAGACTGTCTTACAGGTGTAACTGCTTCCTCAGGAACACACGCTGTTCTTCAGGCAGTTATTACAAAGCTTTGTGATCTTGGTGTAGACTTAGCAGCTCTTGCTCTTGATGTAGATACAAACTATGTTAAGCTTGCTGACCTTAATTCACTCATTGCTGCTTATTTAAATAGCATTTCTGTAGGAACACAACAATATCTAAAGATGGTTCCTTACACCGTGGTAGAATACTATGGTGCTCTAACAAACTATCCTACAGTTAGTGATGGATTTGGTGGTACAGGAATAGGATACGGAGCATGGGAAAAGGTTTATTTATGTAATGGCTTAAATGGAACTCCTGACAAGCGTGGTAGAATTCCTGTAGGTGTTACAAGTGGTATGGGTGGTGGAGCATTTAATCCTGCTGTAGATCCTGGAATTGCTGGCAATCCTACATATACAATAGGCTCAACTGCTGGAGCAAACACTGTAACATTAACATCAGCACAAATTCCTGCACACACGCACACAGCTAGTGCTATTGTAACAGACACTCACTATCATTATCAATTTGCAAATACAGTAAATACAACAGATGTTACTGTAAATTCATCTAATCAAGTTGCAAGAGCTC